TCTGTTCCGAGTGCGGGTCATCAATGATTACCAAGTCGCCACCACGACCCGCGAGGTTTGATCCAACACCAACGGCGTAGTACATCCCGCCAGCAGAAGTGTCCCAACGACCAGAAGCTTTACTATCCGCAGCCAATTTAACATTTGGAAATACCTCCTTGAACTCGTCGCTATCCAAAAGATTTTTTGTCTTACGGCCAAAGTTAACCGCAAGTTCTGTCGTGTGCGTTGCCTGAATGATTTTCATTCGCGGGTTCTTGCCCATCATCCAAGCAGGAAACAGAAAGGATGCGAACTCTGATTTCGTATGACGCGGGGCCATGTTGATGATAAGTCGCTTTAATTCACCCTTTGCGACCCTTTCTAACTTTTCAGCAATGATTTTGTGATGCCGACCCGCAATAAATTCGGGCCACATACTTTTTACAAAAGTTAAAAAGTCCGTCTGACAAGCTTCATTTTTCTCGATTTGCGCGAGTCGCAGGCGAAGCTTCAATTCCTGATCGGAAACATCCATCGGGGGCCCCTAAAGTTGCACAATTTGTACGCATAAATATGCACATTTTTTAGTCAGTTAACAAGCCCCCTCATTATGCACAAAAATTAGGCAATGTTTCACGTGAAACAATCATATCGTTTTTCACATGATTATTTGTCAGAAACATGGCCCTTGCTCCGGCCTGCCAGCCACGCGGGCGGCGCGGCGCGAAGCGCGGATTTTTGGCGGATTTCTGCGGTTTTTGCCCCGATATGCAGGGGCCCCTAACGATTGCCCGCCGGTCGCCGGTCACGGCCAGCGGGGCGCGGTTCGGTGCCAGCCGGTCGCGGTTCGCGGTTCGCCTGCCGGTAAAAAATGCGCGGGTTTTTCGGTTCGGCAGCGGGCGGGATTTTCGCGCCGGTCGCGGCTAACTTTCCGGAAAAATTAGCCCGCCGGTCACGGCCAGCGGTGCGCCGGTAGGTTTCAGGGATTGCGGGGCAGGCAAGGCGGGGCGGGTTTAACTCTTAAATAATCGCGATATAAAGCCCGCTGACGGGCATAAAAAAGCCCGCCGGTATGTCACTACCGGCGGGCGGGTTGCGGTTGCTGGCGGGGCTTATATGTCGATGCTGACTGTCGCGCCTGCCAGTATTTCGCGGACAATGCTTTCGACCGCCTCGCGCTGTTCGTCTTCGTCCGGCGCATCCGGCAAGCGGTCGTCTATCATTTCCCCGATTTCATAATCAAAGTTTGAAATATCCAGATTTTCGATTTCTTCCCGCGCCGCATCGCTGGCCACCCGTTCGGCGACCTGTTCAGCTAGGGCTTCAATGCGCGGCTCTAGCGCAGAAAAAAGCGGGGACAAAACGGCGTCCAGCGCGTCCGCGCTCCGGATGACGGCGGCGTCCGCTCTCGCCACCTTGTCGCGCAGGGTTTCGATTTCGGCGGCCTGCTGGTCTATCTTATCGGCGGCGGCCTCAATATCAAAAGCGGTCTCCGATTGTCCGGCCTCGCGGGTATCACCGGCAAGGCGGCGCAAATATTCCGCGCCGGTTTCTGGGGTTTCGTTTTGGATTTGTGTTTCTAAGTTTTGCATTTTGAATGCTCCCGTAGTTTGAACCGGTGGCCAGCCTGTCCGGCCACCTATGGGATAATATGCGCTAACTTTTCCAAAAAGTAAACCCCGCCGGATTAGGGCGGGGTTCGCTGGGTTTAATGTGCGGGGGCTTTAATCAAACCGGCCTATCTTTTGCCCGCCGGTCTCGCGGTCGATTATGGCGGTTATCCCGTAGGGGTAAACATAACAGAAAAACCGGCCTTCAAAACCAAACCGGCAAAGCGGGGGCAAGGGGTCATCATCGGGGCTGGTATATGTCCCGTCCGGTTCGACTGTCCCCTGCCATGCGTAGGAAAAGCCCCCGAATTGATATTCGGCATCCATCGCGGCGGCTATGTCGTCCAGCGTCCGCGCATTGTGTCCAATAATGGCGGCGGTGAAAAAATCCGGAATAATCCCGCAGGCTTCCAGAATATCATCGGGGGTGGCCTGCCCTATCTGTTCGCATCGGGCGGGGTTCAAAACCCTGTCCAGTAAAACATCGGATGGCCGGATTTGTAGTTCGATAACATTTTGCATTGTATATGCTCCCGTAGTTCGGGCGGCGGGATTGCCTGCCCTATGGGATAATATGCGCTAACTTTTCCAAAAAGTAAAGCGGGCATAAAAAAGCCCCGCCGGTTAGGGCGGGGCGGGTTGTTATATGTGGCCGGTGATTATGCGGCGACCTTGTCCAGCAATGCGCCCGCTTTCCGCTCTAGGTCGATGCGGCTGTCTTGGTGCGGGTTGTCCCGTGCAATGGCGGTTATCGCCTGCGCGGCGTCCCATACTGTCCGGACGGGCTTTTGCTCTTCTTCAAGGTGACGGGCGGCGGCGGCCTTTGCCATGCGCTGGCTTAGCCCTGCCCGCTTGGCCAGAAAATCCAGCGCGCTTTCATCATCGCTGGCAATCTTGGCATCCTGCGCGGCCTTCACGCCGTCCAGAAAATTAGCGGTTGCGCCGTGCGCGAATGATTGCAAGGCCGGTGCCGCTTCATATGCAAACCGGTCGGGCGCAAATTTAGTGTGGCGGATTTTGATTTCCTGAAAATTTTCAACGCCCCAAAGATTGCGGTTCATGCAAACCCCGCGCAGATACATCGCGGCAATGCCCGCTGTCTTGCTACCGGTTTCGCTGTTCCATGCGTAAAAGCCCCGAAAAACTAGGTCAGGGTCGCCGTTCGGCAATTTGCCAATTTCCAGCGGGTGCGTATCGTCTACCAGAAAAACGAAAATATCGCGGTCGCTGGCAAATAGCGTTGTCGTGTCCAGTGTCACGGGGACAAAAGGATCATAAATTGCCCGCCCGTGTTCGGTGCCGGTCATCATGCCCGGAACCTTCCAGCGGTCAGGGTCGGCGAATTTCTTCACGGCGTCCAGAATTTCATAGTCGTAAATCCGCCCGTATTCTGAACCGGTGGCCGCCCGCAGGTTGCCGCCTTCCGACCGGTGGCCGTAGGCCTTAACCAGTTCGCGGTTGCGGTTATAGCGCAAGCCCCATTGTAGGGCGTCCGCCGCAATAGGTGCGGGCAAGTCTTTCAAATATCCCGCCGGTGCGCCTGCTAACTGGGCAAGTTGGCCGAATGACCAGTTGGACGGGGTGTTGATATGTTCGTCCCCGTTTTCATCCGTGTATTCGACCAGAATATCCCCCCTGCTGGGGTTGTTTTCATCAAACTGCCCGACAATCTGCATTTTGTGGGTGTTCACAATGCGGCTTGTCATGTTCTGGGCGTCCCGCCGTTTATAGGCCAGCATATCATCCAGCGACAAAAATCTTTCATCGGCTGGGCGATTCCACCAGTTGGATGAAACCGCGCTGTTTCCGATGCCGTGCGTCAAGGCGTCCGTCTTATATGCGCCGGTGACGGCTGTTTCGGTTGTGTTTGTTTCGATAATGTTTTGCATTTTAAATGCTCCCGTAGTTAAGCGGGCAGGATTGCCCGCAGGGGTGTTATCTCATAAACCCGCATATAATGCAAACTAATTTTTTCAAAAAGTAAAAAGCCCCGCCGGTCGAATCAGCGGGGCTTATATATGCGGGCGGGATTGTCCGGCTATTCTTTGCCTATATCCCCCGCTACATGGTGGCGGATAGTTGTCCCCGCTGGCAGGGATTTAACAAAAGCCCGCAAGCGGTCGCCGTCCGTCTGGGGTTGTTCCTGCTTGGCGGTGTGTTCCCAGTGCAGGTTTACATTGCCGCCGGTCGCATAGCATCCGCCGCGCTGGTCGGTTCCAATTTTCTTTTTGCTGTTCCCATGCGCCGTAAAGGTCACGATATAATCGCGGCCAAGCCTAGCGCATAGCGGGGCTTTATCCCCGCCGCAATTATTGCAATTTGCGCTGTCGTTATATTCAGCAGGGCATCGGATAAACCGAACGCCTTCCAGCGTTTTATTTTTCCCGTTTTCAAAATAGTTTTCAGGGACAACGGTCACGATAGGGGCGTCCGTTATCTGGCGGGCTAAGATAGCGGTTTCGGGGTTGGCCGCGCTGTAGTTGATAACGGTTTTATTTCCGGCCAGTTTATGCGCCCAGAATAACGGGTGAAAATGGGAATAGGTAAAACTATGCCCGCGCTTTGGTTTAGCGTCCAGCAATGCGTCAAGATATTCATAATCAATTTGCATTTCTGAACATCCGCGCCCGCTGGGATTTAGTTCGCAGGATGCGGGGCAGGTTCCAAATTTGTCCCGATTGCCCGCCCTATAGGTGACGGCGCAACCGGTTGTTTTATTTGCCTGCGATATTGCTGTGGTTTTCAACATGGTTAAGCCCCCCGCCTGTCTATATGGTGGCCTTCAATTACCAGTTCGATTTGATAGGTGTCGCCTTCCTGCCAGTCATGCGCCTTTAACGCGGCTTCGATAGCGGCGTCCGCGTCTGAGGCTTCGACCAGTTCATAAATGCTATGCGGGTGGTCTAAGAAAAACAAAACTGAAAACGGTTTGTTTTCCAGCAGGCTTTCAATCCGGATAACTTTTTCATTTTTTTCCATCGTCTTAACTCCCGTAGTTATATGCGATTAGTCCCATATATACCCCAAAGAAAAAGCCCCGTCAATACAACGGGGCTAATTTTTTGATTTAGTTATTTTCGGCGTCTTGGTTTAGGTAGTTCATGGGTGCGCCGTTTCAGGTTGTTATATTCGCTTCCATATAGCAAGCGGCCTATTAGTCGAAAAATAAACATTAGTTGGCAGTCTCCCGTTCTGTTAGCCAGTAGTTCAAATTTTGCAACACTACAAAAACATGATTTTCCGGTTCGCCGGACTCATAAAAGTGTTGCTGTTCACTGCACCAATTATAATCAATTAACTGGCGCAATCCGGTTAGCATCCGCTGTTCGGTTGTTTCACTCATCGCCCGCCCCCTGTAGTTCATCCCACCAAAAATTAAACTCTTGGCGCAATTCTGGGTCAGAGTTGTAAAGTTGCTCCAAAAGATTTGCGACATAGTCCACAAGTGACGCATCGCCCCGAATATCGCGCAAGTCATCCTGCGCCAAGATTTTGAAATCAACCGCGCTCATGCCTTCACCTCTTCAACATCCTGCGTCCAAAATTCACGGTGAACCGTGTTTGGGCGATATTGTTTTGGATAATCTGTCCCGCCCATATCATCGGCAAGCGCATAGGCCTCCGCTTCGGCCTCTTCGGCATTAACGGCCTCGACCTCAACAATCACGCCTTCATCTAGGCATATGGCTACTCTATATTTTGGCATCGTTTTTACTCCCGTAGTTTGTTAACGATGCCCCATTGTATGCGATTATATAGGACTTATCAAGTCAAAAATTGTTTCCCAATGAAATGGCTGTTGGCAACGGAATAACGGCTCGACTGCTTCAATGCCGTCCATCTTCAAATCTACCGCCGCATTTGCCGGATACAAAAGGCATTCTGCCGGTTCGGTCGGCTTGGTTTGCCGCTTAATTAAAATCCAGCATGACCCGTGCTGGTGTTTAGTAAGCCACGCAACTTGGGCTGGCCGCAGTTCAACACGGTTGCTGGTGGTAAACTTTAACTCGACAAGATGAAACTCGCCGCGCTCATCACAAATCAAAACATCTGGGATGCCCGCGCCGATATAGTTTTCAATCCTCGTCAAGTTCCACTTCTTCCGCGTCCTCTGTGCGGCTTCCTTCACTTGCTTGTAAAAGCCTGCCTCTCGCTTTACCGCGATTACCGGTGTTGTCTTTTTCTTCGGCTGTGATGTCGATTGTGATCGGGGCATAACTATTCTTAATCTCCTCAAGTGCTTTCAAAACATCTTCCTTACTCATGCTGTCGATTGACCCATGACGGATTTCAGATTTACTGACATAGATGTCGCCTTGTGCTTGCCCCCGTCTATATTCAGCCTGCACGGCGGCAGAGTATGCCCCGTTCTGCAAAGCCATATCCCGAATTACTTGCAGGTCACGGATGTGACGCTGGTAGGTGATGCCATATTTCTCATCCAGTTCCCGCCGGTAGGATTGAATAGCGGCGACAACATGGGGTGAGATGTGTGGGTTGGTTAATTCATAAGCCCGCGTGTGAGCAGACGATACAGAGTATCCGGCATTGATTGCCGCGTCTCTCAAAGTTATCTGCCCGTCCTTGCTGACCAGTTCCTTAACAAACAGTTCCTGCTTGCGGGTCAAAGGCTGGTTCACACTAGCCGGTGGTCTGCCCCGCGTTTCCATAGGTTTTCCCGTAGTTTTGGAAGGTTTGGCTCTAGGCATAGTCTTTCCTCAGTTAAAAAGGTCTACTTCCCGTTTTTTATACAGGATACACTATATAGGGGCAAAATTTATTTTTATATTTTTCCCATTTTGACACACTAAGGCCGATTTTGATTTTTGGGTAACATATTATGGTTTTATGCTGTTACCTAATAAGTTACCAATATGAAACTCTGAAAGTGTTGATACATAAGGGTTACAGAGGTAGGTAACAGAAGTAACACTGGTAACGGGTTATTTTTTCCAAAAAATATTTTTTTTAATTTTCTCCCTATATAGTGATACCGTTACTTTCAAAGAAAAAGGGGCGACATTTCTGCCGCCCCGTGAGCCGTTATCCGTGGTGCGTGTTCCACCATTCGTGGGATTTTTCAAACTGGTTTATGTTATCTGCCATAAACTCTTGGTGCGTGAGCCGCGGGTCGTGTGACGGTTTCATTGTTGACTTGGTCAACTCGAAGAAGCCGATTGGCACGATTTTATCAGCGTTTTCCGCTTTCCAAGACAGGCCACCCATTTCGGTGATGCTGGTTGTTTCATCTGGCGCATACCAGATTTGCACCCATTGTGGGTATGAGCCACTTGCATCTTTTGCCGCATTGCGGGCGGCGGTCACCGGATCGGTGGCCTTTGCCCACGAGCCATACCAGCCAGCGGTTGAAGCGATAAAGGTGAAGCCATTGGGCAGAACCCAGTCTTTAGATGTCTCTGACATAGAGACCCCCTTTCAGTTACTAACGGTGAGAAAAAGCCATTCCCGTAGAGGAACGAACACAATCATTTCTGATTGTTCTTATACTATAACATATAATCCCATACTTGTCAAGGCTAATTTTTTAGAAAAGTTATCTATCTTTCCACGCATCC